TGCGTGTCATGAAATGGATATGTTTGAAGATGCTATACAATATTTTTTAAAGTCGGCAGAATTAGATAATAGTTATGCTTTGGCATATAGCAACGCAGCAGCAAGTTTTATACAAACATCTGAATGGAAAAATGCAGAGGATGTATGTAAGATTGCATTAGAAGCTGACCCAAATGATAAAAATGCACAAATGAATTTGGCTCATGCTTATTTAGCACAGGGACAATGGAAAGATGGTTGGCAGGCATGGTCACAATCATTAGGCTGTAAATTTAGAAAAGAAATATTTTATAAAGATGAAACTCGCTGGGAAGGCGAAGCAGGTAAAAATATTGTTATTTATGGGGAGCAAGGGCTAGGCGATGAAATCTTTTATGGTAGTTGCATACCTGATGCTATCGCTATTAGTAAACAAGTCTACATTGATTGCGACCCTAAACTCGAAGGTTTATTTAGACGGAGCTTCCCTGAGGCGGAAGTATACGGCACTAGACGTGAAGAAAATGTATCATGGATAGCAGATAAAACATTTGACCATCGTTGTGCCATTGGTGGATTACCAGAGTTCTTTAGACATGATAGTAAAGACTTTCCAAGAGAAACATATCTTGTTGCAGACCCTGAGCGTAGAACCATGTGGCGAGCATTATTTGATTCATGGGGTAAAAAAGTCATTGGTATTACCACACATGGCGGCAACAAAAGAACAAATGAAAAAGGTCGTGAATTAACAAAAGAAGATTTAGAACCATTACTTAAACGTAATGATATTGTATTGGTGTCATTAGATTATAAAGATAAGCAAATAGATGGTGTTAAATCATTTCCATTTGCTACACAATCAAATAATTACGATGATACAGCAGCATTAATAGCAGAATTAGATGCAGTGATTGGTGTTAACACAACCGCACAGCATTGTGCAGCAGCATTAGGTGTTAAAACTATCTGTTTAGTACCAAAACATCACCAATGGCGATATGCACAGCCTAGTATGCCTTGGTATCGCAGTATGTCGCTAAAGTATCAAGATAACAAAACATGGAAAGAAGTCATTGAGTCAGTTAATATCTGAAGAATATCGTGAAATGCAGGCTAAACTGCATGAAAACCCTAATTATGGGATTGCATCTACCTACTTTGCTCCTATTGTAGATGATATTATTGATAGATTTAATATTAAAGACTTATTAGATTACGGTGCAGGCAAGTTAAGATTACGAGATAGCATAAAATCAGAAGTGAATTACACAGCATATGAGCCTAGTAATCCTGATTACGATGATGAACCTGAACCATGCGAATTTGTAACTTGTATAGACGTTCTAGAACATATTGAACCTGAGTTACTTGATAATGTACTTAATGACTTACAAAGAGTTACATTAAAGTATGGATTATTTACGATTCATACTGGACCGGCAGTAAAAACACTTCCAGATGGCAGAAATGCTCATCTAATACAACAGCCTTATACATGGTGGCAACCAAAAATAAAAGAAAGATTTGATATGGTTAGAGAAGTTGCTATGGATAATGGTTATCTTGTATTTGTAAAACACAAATAAGGACAATAAATGGCATTTACTAACTACACGTCATTCGTGACGACAGTCGAGAATTATCTTGCTCGCTCAGACTTAACATCTGTTATTCCAGATTTTGTTGAGTTAGCACAAGAAAGACTATCTCGTGACTTACGAGTGCAAGAGATGTTAAAAGTAGCAACTGCATCTACTGTTGCAGGCGATAAGAATATAGCATTTCCTAGCGACTTTCTAGAGTTAAGAGAAATCCATATCGATGGCACACCGGTTTATACATTAGAATACCAAACACCAGACAAATTTTTTAGAAACGAAAAAACACATTTATCAGGTGTTCCAACATATTTTACAATGCTAGGTGCTGAATTCCAATTTGCACCAGTGCCTGATGGAACTCAAACAGTTCAAATATTATATTATGCTAAACCTGACTTTATTAGTGCATCAACAGCAAGTAATGTCTATTTAGCGTATTTCCCTGATGCTTTGTTATATGCAACTCTAGCAGAAGCACAGCCATACTTAATGAATGATGAAAGAATCGCAGTATGGTCGTCTATGTATGATAGAGCAATTGCAAATATCAGAGAAAACGACAAGGGAGCAACATTCTCTAGTGCAACATTAAACGTAACAACTTCATAAGGAACAATTATGGCTGAATTTAGTAATTTTTTAGAGAACGCATTGATTAATGCTACTTTAAGAGCAACAACATACACATCACCAGCAACAGTGTATGTATCTTTATACACAACAGACCCAACAGATGCAGATACAGGTACAGAAGTATCAGGTGGTTCATATGCAAGAACAGCAGTCACTATGGGTGCTCCATCTAATGGTGTATCTACAAACTCTGCTGATGTCACTTTTCCGACAGCAACTGCATCGTGGGGTACAGTTACCCACATAGGCATACATGATGCTTTAACATCTGGTAACTTATTATTCCACACACCACTCGACACTTCTAAAACAATCGACTCTGGTGACATATTTAAGATTACAACTGGAAACTTATCAGTTACATTAGCGTAAGGATAAATAATGGCATTAGTCGTTAAGGATAGAGTACAGGAAACTACTACGACCACAGGCACAGGTACAGTCACGCTTGCTGGTGCAGTCACAGGTTTCCAAACATTCTCTGTAATCGGTGATGGTAATACAACCTACTATGCCATAACTTCTGGTAATGATTGGGAAGTCGGTCTAGGTACTTACACAGCATCAGGCACAACTTTATCTCGTGATACCATACTAGAATCTAGCAACAGTGGTAGTGCAATTACACTATCAGGCACAAGTAATGTATTTGTTACATATCCTGCTGAAAAATCAGGACATAAAGATGATACTAATACAATATATTCAGAACAAATTGGTGCGAGTAACGGAATCTTTGTAAACTCTACAACAGTGAGTGCTAACTTTACTGTGCCTAACAGCTATCATGCTTTATCAGTTGGTCCAGTCACAATAAATGGTGGAGTAAGTGTTACAGTTCCATCAGGTTCTAATTGGAAGGTCGTATAATGGCAAGTATTATTAAAGCAGATACTACAGACGGAATAGTATTAACATCTGATACAAGTGGTGTATTAGAAATACAAGCAGTTAATGGTATGAAGTTACCTACATGGACAACTGCAACAAGACCATCTAGCCCAGCACAAGGATATGTAGGATTTAACACAACAACAAACGAACCTGAATGGTATGATTCTGCTAATGGTCAATGGTTTTCTTTTGGTGCAGACCCAACACAATATTCTTCTGACTACCTAATTGTTGCAGGAGGCGGTGGTGGAGGTGGTGCTCTTCGTGGAGGAGGTGGAGGTGCAGGTGGTATGCTAACAGGCACAACCACTTTAATTAGAGGAACAACTTATAATATTACAGTTGGTTCAGGCGGTGCATCAGGTGCTTACTCTACTAGCGGTACTACCAACAACAAAGGAACACAGGGTGTAAATTCTACAGCACTAGGACTAACTGCTATTGGCGGTGGTTTTGGTCAAGCTGGTGATAATTTTGGAACTGCTGGGTCAGGTGGTTCAGGCGGCGGTGCTAGTGCTGGTACATTAGGTGTTTCATTAGGTGGAGCAGGAACAGCAGGACAAGGGAACAAGGGTGGTGATGGAGGACCATCTGCACCATATTTTGGTGGTGGTGGTGGTGCAGGTCAAGCAGGTTTTAATTTTAATGATGCTACAAACCCACAAGAAGGTGGTGATGGACTACAATCATCTATAACAGGAACTGCTACATATTATGCAGGTGGCGGTTCTTCTTCTGATTATCAAGCAAATAGTAATAGAGCAGGTGGGTTAGGTGGTGGAGGTATTGGTAAAAATGCAGTAGGAACAACTGTTGGAACTTCGCCAATGAATGGAGCTGCAAATACAGGTGGCGGTGGTGGAGCATCAGGCAATGGCGGTTCAGGAGTAGTGATATTTAGAGTATTAACTGTTGATTATTCAGGTACAACTACTGGTTCGCCAACAGTTACAACAGACGGAAGTTATACAGTTATTAAATTTACTGCATCAGGCAGTTACACAGCATAAGGATATATATGGCACATTTTGCAAAAGTAGTAGATGGCATAGTGACTAAAGTCATAGTTGCTGAACCTGAATTTTTTGATACATTTGTTGATGATTCAGCAGGTGAATGGATACAAACATCTTACAATACACATGGTGGTCAACATACATTAGGTGGAACACCATTAAGAAAAAACTTTGCAGGTATTGGTTTTACTTACGACAGAGAAAAAGATGCGTTTATCCCACCACAACCATTTGCATCATGGATACTAAATGAAACCACTTGTTTATGGGAAGCACCAGTCGCATATCCTGATGATGAAAAAGAATATATCTGGAATGAATCTATTACGAATTGGACAGAGGTAGTTTAATGGCAAGTATAAAACTAAAAGGCGATACATCTGGTGAAGTTACCATACAAGCACCAGCAGTTGCAGGAACAACAACATTAAACATTCCTGCTGTATCAGGAAATATATTAACAGATGGACAAGCATTACCTGCTATAGATGGTTCTGCATTAACAGGAATTAGTGCTGGTCCTATTTTAAAATACATTACTGACTCAACTGACATTGCTGTTACAGCAACAGCAGATTCTGGATATAGCACAATAGGCTCTACATTCTCTGTTGATATTCCAACATCAGGATATATTGCAATGAAAAATTTAGTTATTAAATTAATCAATGATGAAACAAGCCATTACTCTATGCCAGTTTTTGGATTAAGAATAAGTAGTACAAATTATTGGTTTACAAAAAATGAAAGCACTCTTTGGGGTACATATTATGCTCCAGTTACTACAAGTCAGGATAATACTGTTACTAATTATACTATTATAAATGCTGGACCTCATTCAGGGTGGAGCTACAACGGAAATAATAATGCTTTTGGAACAAATTTTAATGCTGATATTATAAGATTAGGTATTCCAACAGGAACACAAACAGCACAATTAATTGTAGCTTCAGCACAAATGTCAGTTGCTAGTGCTATTTACGATGGAGACTTTACTATTAAAGGAACAGATGTAACAACTAGAGTTGGACTTGAATTTATGGCAGTAAGTTAAAAGGATATAATATGGATTATAATATAGCAATAATTAGTTTAGGAGGGGTGGAAAGAATACTAGCTTCAGGACCATTAACATTAACTGATGCTGAATTAGAAGCACATATTGCTAACAATGTAATTGGCACAAAACATTCTGTTAGTGATGTAAAAGCACAAGTTCTAGTATTAGAGCAAGAAGTAAACAATAACGCATATAAATTTAAAAGAGCATTAGAATACCCTGACTTTAAAGAATACCTAGATGGCATCGTAAAAGGTGACCAAGCACAAATAGATAAATACATAGCAGACTGCCAAGCAGTAAAAGCTAAATATCCGAAAGGTTCAGAATGAGCGTAACAATTAATGGCATAGGTTTCGTAGAAAACAGCATCACACTAGATACAAACTACACACTCGCAGACAATCGCAATGCTATGACTGCTGGTCCTGTCACTGTAGCAGATGGTATTGTTATTACAATCGGTGATGGTTCTACATGGAGTGTCGTATAATGGTGACTAAAGTATATGGTGATACAGGTGTAGATAAAATTGTTGATGGAGCTGTTACATCTTCTGACTTTGCAGCTGGTGTAGGAGGCAAAATATTACAAGTAGTTAGTGTTGGTGATAATCAACAATCGTCTTACACAGGTCTAAATGTACAAAATGGAGCTGGTAATTATGGATACAATGAAGCTGGATTTGATTTAACTACTTTAGATATAGCACTTACACCTACCTCTGCTAGTAGCAAAATTTTAATTATGACAAATATTAATATTGGTGGTCCAACATCTTATTTTGGTGTTTTAAGATTAAAGCGAGGTATTAATGGAGCGACTCCTACATTTAGTGCCAGTGATGATTATATCTCTGCAAATAATGCAGTCATTGGTACTAACTCTAAAGGAGGTGCATATATTGTATCTAACACCTATAGTACTTGGGCTGGTTCTAATTGCCATTTTCAATGGCTTGATTCTCCAGCAACTACCAATGAAGTAAAATATAGATTTAATTTTGCAATAGAATGTGATGGTGGTACTACCATATATTTAAATAGAAATGCTTACACCTATAATGATTATGGTTCTGCATCAATGGTATCATCTGTAACTTTAATGGAGGTAGCTGGATAATGAAACATGAAGCTATATACGCCTTATATCCAAATGTAGTTAAAATTGTTCATGATGTACCTTATGATATAAATGATAATGTTATAGAAATAGATGAATCTGCTGTTGACGCTTGGGTAGACCCAGAAGCATACAAAAATCAAAGAGTAAGAGAATACCCACCGATTGGTGACCAACTTGATGCACTTTTTCATGCAGGTGTATTCCCACAAGAAATGGCAGATAAAATACAAGCAGTTAAAAACAAATATCCTAAAGGTTCAGAATGAGTACAGTAAAATCAAAAAAACTACAAGTCGGAACAGATGCTACCTCTAGCAATAACTTTACCATCTATCAGCCAGCAACACCTGATGGAACATTAAGGATTGGTGTAGGTAATGCAGATAGTCCTACAGAAGTAGCAAGGTTTGATGCAACTGGAATGATTAGTGGTGGTGCTATTCCTGATGCACTGTCAACAGCTAGTGGTTCTGCTCCATCTTACTCTGCTCGTGCATGGGTAAATTTTAATGGCACTGGCACTGTAGCAATAAGAAATAGTGGTAATGTAAGTAGTATTACTGACAACGGAACAGGAAATTACACAGTAAACTTTACTACTGCTATGCCTGATACTAATTATTCTGTTTCACATTCTGCAAATTTCAACCAAACAACTACAAAAATAAATACATCTGCAATTAATGCACCTGCTACATCATCATATTCAGTTGCTTGTCATTCAGATAGTGGTGCAACTTTGTATGATTGCCAGATTGTATACTTACAAGTATTTAGATAAGGATAAATATGACCATTAGTATAAAACCAACAGCATCTGGTTCAACGATAGAACAAGACGGAAGTGCTATATTATCTATAGATGCAAGTGGTAATTTAACTGTTCCTAACAACTTATCTGTTACAGGCACAGCACCTATTCCTGATGCCTTATCTACTGCAAGTGGTTCTGCACCTAGCTACAGTGCAAGAGCATGGGTAAACTTTAACGGTACAGGTACAGTAGCGATTCGTGCTAGTGGTAATGTGTCTAGTATTACAGACAATGGTACAGGTAATTATGATGTAAATTTTACAACTGCTATGGCAGATACTAATTATGCAACAGTTTCAACTTGTGCTGGACTAACTGGAATGGCAACAAATAGAGATATATGGCTTCAAGCAGAATCTGAAGCAACTGACCACGCTACAATAAATTCTTATTACAGAACTAGCCAAGTAGATATAGCACATTGTTATGTTGCAATATTTAGATAAGGAATAAAATGTTTGGCATATCTGCATTTTCTCAATCACCTTTTAGTACACTAGGTGCAGGTGCAGTCTTATTAGGTGAAGCTAATATTACTGCTGATGCCACTCTTGTATCTACTGCTGTAAGATTACGCACATCTAGTGGTGATATATCATCTACTGCAACTATTACTACAGACGGATTACTTA